TGTTTCGATAATTCGGAGGGATAAAAATGACAATATTGAAAGCTCACAAAAAAAGTGATACACAAAAAAAGAAAGTGGTTGGGGCATATTTGCCTCAATCACTCGTGGAATATCTGACACTTTACATGCTCGCGCATGGTAAGTCAAACAGAGCATTGATTGAAGAATTGCTCACTGAATGGAAAGAAACAACAAACTTTCCAACTTCATACTTTATTGACACCATCGTTACACGTGTATTGAAAGAATGGGACGCTTTAAAAGAACGCAACAAGGCACAAAGCTTCAAAACATTCTTAGAATCTCTTAAAAACGAGCTGCGCACAAAAGGCGTAAAAGATGAACATATCAAGACAATATCAAAAATGATAACAAATGCAACGAAAAAAGAAGACTAATTTATCAAAGCAAATAAAAGATCATTCTGAAAAGGAAACCAGTAAGAACATCATTGAGCAGTTCACAAAAGATGATTTAATCCCAATGGGCTGCACGTTGTTAAATCTGGCAATGTCTGGAACGCTTCATGGTGGGGCAAAAAAAGGATCAATGATTAATATAATTGGCGCGAGTCATGGCGGCAAAACAATTCTTGCTTTGACAAGTTTTGCTGAAGCTAATCAATCCAAGGCATTTGATAAATATAAGTTCCTTTATGATGACGTTGAGCGTGCGAACTCATTTGATATGCCTTATATGTTCGGAGAAAGTGCTGCAAAAAGAATAACTCCTCCAAGAACTGACAAAGACGACCAATTTAGTATAACCGTGCAACACTTTCACGCAAACGTAAGGCACCATATAAATAATAAAGTTCCATTCATTTATGTGCTTGACAGCTTTGACGCACTTGACGCGCTTGAAGATCAAGAAAAAGCCGACAAAATGATTGAAGCACTCGAAGCAGACAAGAAAACAGCAGGAACGTATGGTATGGCAAAGGCAAAGGGAGCAAGTGGTATTCTAAGAAACGTGACTGGTGAAATGTCGGATTCAAAAAGTGTTTTGTACGTCATTAGCCAGACGCGTGACGACGTTAATCCAAAAAGCTTTTCAACAGAAACGCGCAGCGGAGGACGTGCTTTAAAGTTTTACGCACATCATGAAATGTGGTTACGTCCAATAGGTGTTATAAAGAAAAAAGACACACCAATTGGCAACAAAATACGAGTAAGAATCACAAAAAACAAACTAACTGGAAGGAGTCGTGAAGTTGAACTGGATGTTTATTATGATTATGGCATTGACGACATAGGCAGCTGTATTGATTATCTGATTGCAATGGAGCACTGGTCAGGAGGAGGCAAAAAGAAGATAAGTACAAACAATGATTTTGATTTTGATGACTGCACGCGTGATAAGTTAATCCGATTAATCGAAAAAGAAGACAAACACAAAGAACTCCAAAAGATTGTTGAGTCTGTTTGGAATGAATTTGAAGACAGTCTGAAATTAAAACGCAAAAGAAAATACAATTAAGATGGAAGAAAGCAAACACGTTTTTGATGAAGGACTAAAAATTGTTAATGACTTGCTTGAAAAGTCAACATTGTCTCGTAAGGAACGCAAGGAAGCCCGCATTTATCAAGCTGAAATTTTAAGGCTTGTCAACAAATACTTTCTTTCGGTTAGTGATACTAAATCAAATCAAATTGAGGACCACTTGTTTAATGTATTGAATCATACTTGGAAAGAATATGTACGTAAGTGGAATAAAAGTCCAAAGCGCATTTCAAGGCTCAGGGATGGTGATTTCAAAGAGATTATAATAAATAAATTAAAACAATTATAAGATGGAAAGAAAATATAAAAAGAAGCATTTTACAGTCCTTGCATTTGATCCATCCGCAAGAGGATTTGGATGGAGTATCATTCAAGGCACAAAAGTGCTTGTTTGTGGTTGCATCAAGACTGAACCTAAAAATAAAAAACTACGAATAAGGAAAGGTGATGACGACATAAGGCGCATTTCGGAAATTAATTTTGAACTGCGCGAAATAATAGACGAGCACAAAATCAAATTCATTGTTTCAGAATTGCCGCACGGCAGTCAAAATGCAGCAGCAGCAAAATTACTTGCCATGGTTTCTTCACAAGTGCAAACAATTGCAGACATACTCAGAATTGGAATTGAATGGTATAGTGAGGCGGACGCAAAACGCATTGTGTTAAGAAAGCAGACAGCAACCAAACAAGAAATGATTAACGCAATTGATAAATTGTATACTGTTCCTTGGAAGGGAATAAAATATAAAGACGAGGCAATTGCGGATTCAATTGCCATTTATCATGTTGCGCGAGAACAAAGCCCAACATTAAAGGTTTTATCAAAAAGATAAATAATGGACGACAACTCACTAATGCCATTTGGCAAATATAAAAACGAAAAAATGCGAGACGTTCCCGCGTGGTATTTGCTCGGATTACTTAAAGCGGGTAAATGTTATGGCAAACTGCAAAAATATCTTGAAGATAATGAAACGGTCTTAACAAAAGAAATGGAAGAAACAAATCCAGAAGACTTATCTGAAATAGACATGTATTAAAAACAATCATTGGTATGATTAACGAACTTTATATTGAAAACTTTCAAAGTCACAAGGAATCAATTCTTGAATTCTCACAAGGAATGAATTTGATTGTTGGACAAAGTGACAGCGGCAAAACGGCAATACTGCGCGCGCTAAAATGGTTAATAACAAACCGCCCGGGTGGCGACGAATTTCGAAGTACTTGGGGTGGCGATACTTCGGTATCAATTGCAACTAAAGAAGGACAAACAATCAGCAGAAACAAAAGCAAAGCATTAAACTCGTACATGCTCAATGACCAAGAATTTGTTGCATTTGGGCAGGACGTGCCTGACGAGATACGCGAAGTATTAAACATGGACGCCGTCAACTTGCAAGAACAAATGGACAGCCCTTTTCTGCTAAGTGAAACAAGTGGAAGCGTTGCAGCACACTTCAACAAAGTTGCCAATCTTGAATTAATTGACAGCACTTTAAACAACGTACAAAAAGAAATCAATAAACTAACCAAAACAATTTCATTTAATTCAGATGAGATTGAAGCAAAAAAAGAACAACTCACAGACTTCATTGATATTGACACTGTTGAAAAGAAATTAAACAAAATACAAAAGAAAAAAGAACACTCAACAAAACTAAAAGAAGATATTAAAACACTTGAAAGCGTCATGACTTCGCTTGAAGAAACCGCAACAGATATTGAAGACACCAAGGAGCTTGTGAAGATGGGAAAAGACATTGACGCTGTTTTGTTGAAGTTTGAAAAGCTTTCAGAAGCTAAGAAAAAAGCAAATGAATTAAAAGGAGTTTGCTTCGAAATATTTTACGCAAATCAAGATATTGAAAAACTCAAAAAATTAGTAAGTGCGGAAGATGATATTAACAAAGCTGTTAAACATATCAAAAAACGCGAAATGGATGCGCAAAATTTAACGAACCTTAAAGAATTGTGTGATACTATCGAAAGCAATAATGAAGCTGTTAAAACCGCTCTAAAGACGTTTAATGATTTGGAACAGGAATATAAAGATAACCTGCCAGAATTATGCCCAATATGTAATTCGAAAATGAAGTAATATGAAAAGAAAACTAAAAAAGAAGCGTAAATGGTTTATACCAAAGCCTATAAAGAAGGCGGATGGCATATTCGTTTCCGATATTCATTTACAAGAAAGTGTGCCTGTTGCACGTATTGACGACTTTTGGAATGCACAATGGGAAAAGCTTGACTTTATTTCTGAATTACAAAAGTGGCATGAATGTCCCGTAATAAATGCGGGCGACTTATACGACTTTTGGAAACCATCGCCGATGTTGTTGAGCAAAACAATGGAACATTTACCCGACGTATTTTGGACGATCTATGGACAACACGATCTACCACAACACAATAACGAATTGGCGTACAAGTCTGGCATTTATTGTTTAGAAAAAGCAAAAGCATTGCAAACGATGCCATGTATGGGTGGATGGGGTTTATCACCTGAAGATTGGAAAGAATATGAATTACCAACACTAGCAGGCAAAACGTATTTCGTATGGCATCATATGACATACCAAGGAAAGAATTTATTTCCAGGAAGTACTGCGTCAAACGCTGCGAAACTGTTAAGAAAATATCCACAGTATGATTTAATAATTACCGGAGACAACCATAAGCCGTTTGTTGAAAAGCATGAAGGACGCTTGCTTGTGAATCCCGGCAGTTTATTCAGGACCACAGCGGCACAAAAAGACCATAAACCAAGAGTGTATTTATGGTTTGCTGACACAAATACCGTTGAACCTGTTTACTTGCCTATCAATGAAAATGCAATAAGTCGTGAGCATATCGAACAAAAAGAAGAACGTGACAACAGAATAAACTCATTTATTGAAACACTTAATGAAGACTGGCAAGCAGAAATGTCCTTTGAAGACAATGTCGAGGAATTCTGTGCAGTTAATAATATAAAACAACCTATTATTGATATAATCCAAAAAGCCATTGAAGATGAAAAGACGTAAACCAAAAAAACTAAAAAGAAAAAAAGAAAGAAAAAGTACTATGGAAGCAATAAACTTATTAAAACAAAATGTACGAGCTTATCATAATAACATGACGGAAGCATTTATAAACGCCATGGGTACTTATGAACTATTGGCAAACTGCCATCCATTAGACCGTGAACAATTTGCAAAAAAATTAAACATTAACTTATATTAACATGGCACTAACAGAAAGCGAACTAATCGAAAAGAAAAATGAAATTGAAAACGCAAAAAGCGAATTGGATTCATTAAAAGGACAAAAGAAAGTGTATGAATCACAATTAAAAAAAGATTGGGATTGTGATACACTCAAGGACGGAAAGCGCAAACTGAAGAAAATGCAAAATGACGCCGACGAACTTGACAAAGAAATTGCAACAGAGCTTGAAGAACTTGAAGAAAAATACTTCACTGACGAAGATTAAACGCAAATCATTATGGTAGATAAATTACAAGAATTGCAAAAGAAGCTTGAAAATGAACGTGGCAAAAAGGAACAAGTGTTACTTGACATAAGTGTCAAAGAAAAAGAACACAAGCGCAATGAGCGTAAATTAAAACACCACGAAGCTGCAAAAGAAATTATACGCGAAATAGGAATCAAAATGCAACAACAACTCCAATACCATATTTCGGATATTACTTCGCTGGCTCTTGGTGCTGTGTTTGATGATCCTTATGAACTTGAAGTGGAATTCATTCAAAGAAGAAACAAAACAGAATGTGACATTTATTTCACACGAGGAGGAAACAGAATCAATCCACTTGCCGCAAGTGGAGGTGGTGCTGTTGACGTTGCCGCGTTCGCTTTGCGTATTGCTAGTTGGAGCCTACAACACCCACACACAAGAAACACTGTCATACTTGACGAGCCTATGCGCTTTGTGTCTGAAGACTTGAAAGACAAAGCCAGCCAAATGATTAAAGAAGTCAGTGACAAGCTTGGAATTCAATTTATCATAGTAACACACGAACCCAAATTGTCAGTGTATGCCGACAAGATTTTTTATATCCAAAACAAAAAGGGCGTGTCAAGCGTTAATGTAAAAGAATGAAACGTTTAAAACGTATTATCATACTTATATTAATATGGCTTGTCACGATTGCGCCGGGACGCGTGCTTGAATGGTATGTTGTGTTTTATGAAGACACAAACACAATACATAAATGTGGACGTGACGAGTATCTCGAAATGAAAGACTTGCTTGACAATCCTATTATTGACCACTTTGAAGATTTGTATTATTATTACATATGGGAGGAAGATCACCAAGAACAAATGACTGAACCATTTATACATAAAATTCATTATGGAATACTCAATGAATTAGAAAAGAAAAAAGGAACAATTTAATTGCTCCTTTATTTTTTTAGATTACTGCATTGTTTATTTTCTTATTGACGCAATCAAGTCTTCCAATTTAAGTAAGAACTCAAGTGCCGTTTCAACAATATGCTCAACCTTATCATTTTCTAAATCCAATTCGGTACGAATCAAACTCATTAATGTTTCCTTTTCTGCTGAGTCTAAGTCCATGAACTCATTTTTGATTTGTGATCCTGAGCGTATTACTTTTAACACATCAGTAAAAGAGCCCGCTCCAATACCTAAAGCTTCAATAAATGATATTTTATTATCATCAATGTAATTCTTTTCAATCTTTTCAGCAAGATTAACAGCAGCTACAACAGCCACTTTTAAATTGTCAATACCAAATTGTTCACCCATTTTTTTTCATTTTAAAATTAATACTAGATTTTATTTTTGTAAAAGCATCGTACAGAATAGCCGAAACCAGATCATCCAAACGATTCTTTGTGCTTTTCGAATGCTTTACCCACTTGTCAAGTAATTTTTCAACCACGACCGTGGAAACTGATATTAAAACATATAAAACAATTTCTTTCATTGTCTTCTATTTTTAAATATGTAAATATACTAAATTTTATGCAGCTATTTTAAATACATTCTTTTGCGGCACTGTTCGAAGCTCCCAGTGAGCCATATCCCAACCTAATTTGTCAGACACTTCTAAAACTCCATCCTTATCTAAATCTTTTGCATTCCAGAAACCGCCCCAATGTAAATAATAGTTTTCTGTTTTATTTGCTTCAACCATGTCATTCCATATTTTGAACATTAATTTAGCAATGGTTAAAAATACTTTACCATTACTCCACGTATAATCTCCATTAATATAAGGAACAAAATCAATCGCCATTCCTGATTGGTGAAATGATATTTTTATCACTCCATCACATTTGGAATGACCTGCACTAAATATTTCAAATTGCATTTCCTTTGTGCGCTTTCCACCACTCTCTAAAACGCCTATGTCATAAGGAGATACTAAAATAATTCTTTGCGCTAATTTTTGTAATATCTTATGAACAGTATTAATACTTTTTACTGAGCGTTTACTCCACTTATTCATTTTCTTTCCTTTCTTTTCTTTTTTTTCGCTCTGCCTTCCCTTCACGTCTCAATTTCCTATTAACCAAAAATTGGTGTTGAGCTTTCAATAATAAGTATACTAACCCGGCAATAGACGTTGCGGCAACAACTCCTTGATTAAAATCAAACGCCTTTAGCCATTCAGTGACATTTAGATAAAACGACAATAAAACAACTCCTAGTCCCGTTCCATCAAATACATTGCCTAGAGTGTGTTTAAACATAGCTTTCATTTTGTTATATGATTAATATTCAATTTACTCTCTATCAATAAACAATTTAGTTTACAACCGCTTTTATCTTAATTGTTCCCGGTTGTCTTATGTACCTAATATCTTCATACCTGTAAGACCTTATAACTTTCGTACCATCATACCTTTCATACTTTCTTTGTACGTGTCTTTTTGCGAATTTCTGTACATTTATATAAACTGAGTCTCTTACAAACCAAGGTTTCAAATCTACATCTTGGCTGAACTGTTTTCCTTGTAAATCAATTGTGTCAATGATTATAAAATCACTCGAATAAATAATTGAGTCAACCACGATTATAGAAGGAATCGTGTCATTTATAAAAGTTATTGTGGTGTCCTGCTGTGCAAAATTTACCAAACTGATAAATAAAATTGCGATTAATAAAATTGTCTTTTTCATAATTTATAATGTAAAATATTTAATATAAACAAATGCCTCTCCTTGTGTTGCGTCACTATTTTGATCGGTGTATTGAAATGTTACATTTGTGCTTGACGAAAACCTTTCAATTAGTGTTGCATTTGGAAAATTAGTTACATTAAGAGTTATATAATTTTGGGTTCCTATTGCATAATCCAAAACTTGTTCGAAGTAAGTGGCTGATACATCGGTACTAGTAATATACCTGTTTGTTTCACCTGTTATTCCTACCGTTAGTAAATCAGTTCCAGAACCGTCAAAAAGTGTTATTACTTCAATTTTTATATCTTCTATTACTGCATTAGCCGGCAATGTTATTATTGTCGTTTGACTTGTGTTTGTATAAAGAACTTGAGCTTTGACAACTTGCATAACGCCATTCCCAGTTAGTGTTCCAGTGACATTTAAATCTCCGTTAATAGTTGCCGTATTGGATGAAAAGTCTCCATAAATCAGCGGTGTTGCTGTGTTTGTGTTGTCAATGTATAATTTATTAGAACCTGTTGCGTTTGCTCCTGCTTGAAAACCTAAAAACACATTATAATCACCTGTTACCACGGATGTTCCAGACTCATAGCCTATAAAAGTATTGCCATCACCACTTGTTAATGAGCGGCTAGCCTTATATCCATAAATTACATTGAGCGCTCCATCTATATTACTATCCCCAGCTTGGTGGCCTGTAATAGTATTATTATATCCTGTAGTATTTGCGAGTCCTGCTTCATAACCTATAAATTGATTTCTATTTCCCGTGGAATTATACCCAGCTTGGTAACCCAAAAACAAATTACCCGTTGAGCTTGCATCACTATAACCCGCTCTAAAACCTATATATGTATTGTTTCCTCCTGTCGTATTAGAATTTCCTGCATTATAACCTACAAAAGTATTATTTCCTCCCGTTCCATTATTTGGCCCTACGTTTGCTCCTACGAATGTATTAAATCCGCCACTCGTATTTATTGCTCCAGTATAGTAACCTAAAAAAGTATTATAGCTTCCTGTATTAGAACCCTGTCCACTATCATCACCCATAAATGTATTATAGCTCCCTGTGCTTCCATAACCAGCTTTATGTCCTGTAAATGTGTTATTTGTTCCAGTTGTATTAGAATAACCTGCTTGAAAGCCCATAAAAGTATTCTTCAATCCAGTGTTCAAATAACCAGATTGATAACCGACAAATGTTAATGAGCCACTTGTGGAATTTGTATATCCAGATTGGTAACCTAAAAAGGTATTGCTTGCTCCTGTCGTGTTTGAGTTCCCAGAGCGGTAACCAATCGCCACTACGCCAGATGCGGTAGTATTTTGCAAGCTAGACCTTCCAATACCAACATTCTCACTACCCCCTCCTGACTGGTAACCTGCAAAGTTCCCCATAAAGACATTATCAAATCCTCCACTACCTAATTCTAAACAGGAGTTACCTATTGCAACATTTCTTCCCCCTGTGTTTGTATAACCACTCCTATAACCTATGTACGTATTTTCGTCTCCTGTCAAATTTGAATATCCAGCTTCCGAGCCTATACAAACGCTTTCACCTACTACCGATGAACTATAACCACTCCTATAACCTAAAAAAGTATTATCCGCTCCAGTTGTTGAATATCCCGATTGGTAACCATAATATGCATTCTTAGCCGAGGATACGTTTGAATATCCAGCTTGGTAACCTGTAAAAGTATTGTTCGCTCCACTTGTATTTGAACGCCCCGCCTCAAACCCTATAAAAACACCTGAACTTGATGTATTTGAATATCCTGTTTCGCTCCCCACGAAAGTGTTTCCCGTGCCATTGGTTAATGTTCTCCCGGAATTACTACCAATTAAAACATTCTTATCTCCATCATAAAGTACATAGCCAGCAGCGGTTCCTAACATTACATTGCTTACACCCTCCCTAATTTGTTGAGCAGTGAAATTACCTAGTGCAACATTACTTGAACCAATTGTTATATCTTCTCCGGATGCCGTACCCCCAATAAAGATATTATTTCCATTAGCCAACAATAATCTTTGACTTGAATAATTGAAATTAGCATTAAATTTTCCGCCACCCGCACCGTCTGCCATTATTATGTCTCCATCGCTTCCGGCTGGTAAACTGCCTCCGTGTTCATTAACAAAATCTAAAAACGTCGTGTCCCTTATAAGGCCTTCATTAATTATATTAATAACGTCCGTTTCCACTGTGTCTGTTACCGTTATTTTATTCTCAAAATAACTTTTTCCTAATTCTTGTGACAAACCCAAAAGGTTGTCCGCAATTACATCTCCAGATATCCTCAAACCTTTTGCATTTGTAATATTATTTTCAATGTCAACGTCTTGCGTTAATGAAATGTCCAATCCATACAAATCATCAATATATACCTTTGCTCCACTTGAAGGTCCTAATGAGACCTTTCCAGAGAAAAACGCAGCTTTATAAGTTGGAATATAAAGAATCCCACCACTTAGTAATTGATTTGTCATTGCGTTATTATATCCAGTAAAAGCATTTATTTTAATTGAATCACCCGTTATTACATTAAATCCAGAATTAAAATCTGTTGACTGTAAACCTGAAGAGTTTGAGTTTGTATTTCTGGTGGAATTATACCTCCCATAATATGCCGAAACATCTTCATAATTCAACTTTGAAATGTTTTGGTTAGGATAATATTTTAAATTTCCTGTGCCACTATATGAGTTTGAGTCTAAAATAGAATTATTATATGCAGTACTCACAATCGTACTAGATACCACATCCTCAGCTAGTTTTAAAGTATCATTAATATAGAATGTATTTACAGGTACTCCGCTATTAATTAATTGACTTGATACTTGGTCATACTTTCCATAATCTAAAGTAAGAGTCCCATTCCTTAGATGAAAAGCTGTATTTGGATGTCGAACTCCTATTCCAATACTTTTATCCGCTGTTAATGTATCGGTTATAGTTTTACCTTCATATTCAATCGAGTCTCCATAATTTATCCAGACTCCACCGCCTCCTGCCACAATAGCACTATCAACCTGCCTTTGCGTGTAATATAACCACGTGCTATCAGATTGAACTAAAACAGTGTCCCATAAATTAATATAATCCGAGCCATCATAAAAATAAAGATTTCCCTGCAATATCAAATAATTTGGTATGTATGCGGGTGCTCCATTTGTTAATTGTTTTGGAGCTTGAGCAATTGACATAAAAGTCAAGACTCCTAATAATAAAATAAATAATAGTTTTTTCATAATATATAAGTTTTAATCTTGGACAATATGCCCCATTATTTTTTGATAATAATCAAGTAAATCCGTTAAGTCGTCCTGAACGTATTGAACAAATCGGTCATTTGTTTCTCCCTCTAATCTTATAACAACTCCATATTTATCCTCTCCTCCAAACGACTTTCGTAAACTTAAACCGTACGATCCCGCGGGTAGACTTCTAGGTACATATTGAACGTCATAACACGTCCCTCTAAAACCTGCATTAAACTTTATGTGTACAAGATAATCCACCGCTAAGTCTCCTTCAAATCCAAAAAAGACGCCGTTTACCAAACCTCCATCTATGTCTCCAAATTGGGAGTCATCCGGCTGGCTGTCTAAAATCATGCCTATCATTGTACGTGTGAGGTCCCACTTTAATCCATTGGGAGGACCCATGCTAAATCGGATAGGACTCTCAAGACTAGCATTTACAGCCATATTTCCATTTGTGCGGACCGTATGTACTAATGAGGTGGCAGTAATATCAAATCCTATAAATTGACCACTCCATACAGTATCTGCACTCACCTTGATTATTCTCAATTGCGCAAAGCGCTTTAATATAAAATCAGATGAGATTGTGTCCTCATTATATATCTCTATAAAATCATCGACCACAACTGTGTGTCCATTCTGTAATTCTATTCTATTGCTTTGTGCCGTAGGTAGATTTGTAATAATCACAGTGTCCAAAGTACGTGTCATAAAGTACTCAATTGGAGGTGTTGTTTGATCCTGCCTCGTTGTGGAAATGGACCCATCGGGCTCCGTCTTAAATGATGTTAAATTATTCTTTAAAAATGAGTCCACGACAGTCTTACTTCCATATAATGTCCCACTCGAATCCTGTACAGTTGCATAAAACAAAACTACAAAATAATTTTTGACATTATCCCGAAGCGTAACCCTGTCCGATCTCATTTCGAAATTAGATTGGCTTGGATTGAAAGCATATTCCAATCCTTCTTTTTCAACAATTACAAAGGAACCTTCCTTGTAAAGTTTTTCCTGTCCCATTATTATTAAGGAGACAAACATTAAGAGTAATATTAGTATTTTCTTTTTCATAATATATTTAGTTTTTATTCTGGCAAATCTGGTAAATTGGCATCCATATTAGCCAATGGCATTAAATTATTATAATATTGGTATAACGGAGGTAATACTTCTGTTTCTGAAACATCCGTAACCATTTGTCCTTTTACTAAAGCAACCGAACCCCAAGTCACACTGTCCACAGCAGTATAAACCAAAAGCGTGTCAGTTGTGACATAAATATCACCTGCGTTTATTCCAACAGACGGCAATGCAGCATCCAAGCCAACGCCTTTATTTGCAATTATGTTGCTAGGACTTTCATTCTGCGTGTTTATAATTGTTTCACTGCCATCAGCATTAATCCGCACAGGGTCACCATTGCTATTAAAACCAAATCCTAAACTATTATCAGGAGGATTGCTATGCGTGCCTTTTTCTATGTTTATCTGTTTACCCATTAGCCCAAAATATTAATAGTTCCTTTACAATTAATTGTCCCTTGCACATGTAAATTTACACAATTATATTCATAATGTTCGGGAATATCTAAAATATCTGTACCTTCAATTTTTTCTTTAACACCTCCTATGACCTTATTATTCAAAGTAACACCAATACCAGTGTCACCAACTGGTGTGTAGCCATATACTTTCATCACTCCTGCAACAGCTTGATAAAAATAACTTTTGTCAGATGGATAATAAAATGCCAATTCCACCCATTCCTCATCACTCGGAGTTAACGCCAATATTTTTGCTTCAGTATTGAAATAAAATTTTACCAAGTTAGCCATGCAATATCCTCCCCGATTATATTAGTCACGTCATTATTTGTTATTTGTGTGCTGCTTACATTGTAAATACTTTGCTGAGTATTGAACGCGGCTTGTTGTAATAATAATATCAAACCTTTTGGCAACACGTCACCAAATTGTATCTTATATTCAGTTGGTTTTGTAATGCTCTGTACTAAAGACTTTATTTCATAGTAATTGTCTATTCCAAACGTACTATTAACCACGCGCACAGTATCGCCTATGTCTAACGTGATATTATTCGCCTCAATGTACTCATTGTCAATTTGTCCATCATAAATTACCATTGATTTGCTATGTTCGTCAATGTATGCTTGTGTTGCGTCCTCTAGTCGTTGCGTTGCGTCATCAATGTAGCTTTGCGGCATTATTATGTCAAATAATTTATATTCGTCGCCAACTTCAGGACGAATCGTTTCATTTGGATACGTTCCACTATCATCAGTGAAAAAGTCCATAGTTATCAATTTCGCGCTATCATCATAAGAAATGTTAAATTGTAATCCTATAAGCAAACCAGACGTAAATTTAATCTTTGGCTTTATGCCTGACATTAACTGTTCATTGATGTCAAAATCATAACCAGTGTCAAAAAACACGCGTTCATTTTCACTTACTATTCCAGTAACCGTTCCAGTCCTTTCTGGCTTAATGTCATCAAATATTTGAACAGCTTCACGGACGCCAAGCGTGTCAACATTCTTTTCAAGTTTGCTGTCACCATCAACTCCTTCAAAAAACAATCTATTCTCAGTCAATAACGGGCTACTATACGTTAATCCTTCTCCTGTACGTGGTGGTAAGTTTTGAGTCGAGCCATAACCATAAACGACGGTTTCAATTGGAGTACTCTCAACAGTTGTTCTTGTCAAGCTAATGAATCCTACCTTCCTTCCAACCTGTAAGACGTATGGAGTCTCATAATCTTTTGCAGCAAAATTCAATACGGTTCCTTCCAAATACCAATCGAATTGAAGCAGTTTGCTTAATTCAGAAATTGCTTCAAATGCGTTCCAGTTCGCAAAATCCACAGTGATGTCGCCTGTCTCGATATACTTCCCTACCGTATACTCACCATTCCTGTTTAGATTTTCTACAATAAATTGTAAAAATGTATGCGCATTCCCGGTTAATGGAAAATTAAAATCTTTGTCTAAGAATATTTTTGTTTTCTTCAGATCATGGAAACTTCCTTCAAAGACGCATTCATATTCGTGCTTTCCGCTATCCTTTGCTAGTGGCAGTTTATTTAAGAAGTATTTTTGCTCTGTCTTGTCATAAATAATATAATCACCTATTTTAAAGTCAATATGAGCATCAAGCACAAAATTAAGCCTTATTAAATCCTCGACCTGTTTTTGTTGTGCCAGTTCAGATGTGTCTAATGGCTCAACCTTTGCTATGGCAATATTGTCTCTATAAATAGTATAAATCATAATTATCCGATTATTGCAAATATGTCTAATACACAAGAAAACCTTCCAGATAAATTCGTAATCGATATATACATGGGTGCTGTTGATGCTGGAAATACTAATTGAAATCCACTACTTCCCATATGAATGTTTTTCGTTGATAGCGTTGTATCAATTGACGCGTTATTTGTTGCCGCATTTCCTATTCCCTGACTTGAAGCATACACTCCATTTATTACTGCGTATAAAATGCGCTTTCCAGAAGGCATAGTAAATGGCTGCGGATAATACACTTTTGTTGTCGTGTCACCTTTCAACGTATTGAAGTTTATTGTGAACTTGTATGCGATTGGCACCGTTTCACCTTCACCAATACCATCTTGCTTCCACATTTTTGGCCTACCTAACTGATTACTCACAGCACTTGCCTTTGCCCAATGCTCACGCATTTTGGCTTGGTCTGCTGCTTCTAAAAACTTGCCGCTTGCTTCGGAGGCAATTTCAGCATCCGTGGCAAGTTCGGCAATACCTTTCCTGTCCTCAGTTGCAACACTTTGATAAAACCCTTTTGGTGTCAGTGCTTTATAGTCAATGTCAGTGTTTTCAACAATGTCGGACGAGACAAATTCAGACATTTCAACGCCTTGCGCCCTTTCTAAATTAGGGTCCCCAGTTTTCCCTGACCAAAGTCTGACACCTGTAATTGCCGCCAAACTGTCTAATGTTCTTTTAGCCAAACCTTGCGCTTTACTATCTGCCATAATATTTAATTTTTAATTTATAATTCCGTAATTACCATCATCGTCCGCCAATGCAAAATCCCCCGCGTCACTCGCGAGCATTCTTGCATTTCTTATTGTTATATAGTCCACTTTTGTTTCTGTGTCAGAACCTGCCGACTCATTAAAAACCTGTAATGATACAGTATAAGTTCCTTCCTCGTCAAAAGTGATTAAAGGACTTTGCTCAGCACTTGTGTGCTTGACCACTCCCCCTTTAGAAATAACCCAACTCCAAATAGTCACCGTGCCGGTTGACTCGTCTGTGAACTGCACGTCCTGTGGCTTTATTCCATTAACGACGTCCGCTGAAAATTCAGCCCCCAAAGTCTCAACGTCAGGATTGTCTTTGTCAAGGTCAATTATAATATCAACCAGCCCATCCGCTGCGTAATCGGATTTCGTGTATATCTTCGAATTATCAACCAAATCGTTGTCTCCATTGCCCCAAAATATTGAAGCAGTTTGGCCCTTTGTATAATCAATTGATGCCTCATTCCCGACAATCGTTGTTTTGTATTTGATTGCATTAGGATTAACGTCTTTCAATCCTAATTTAAAGACATATAAACTGTTTTGCTGTCTTATTTTAATCGTGGGACTTATTATCTTACTGCGTTCACATAAAAAGCATTCTCGAATATTTAAAGAACTATCACGCAAAGACAATACAAATACCTTTTTTTCGCGCATGTACTCAACAAGCGTGTTAACCAAATTATACGCCACGGCTTCATTACTCGCTTTTACATAACATTGTATGCTAAATTCTTTCGAATTGTATCGAGTATTTACTAAATTTTTATCCACGCCACTCTTATCATACCACGTGCGCTCATTCTCACGTTCAGCAGGCAATGAAAATGCTCCAGTGTAATCCAAGACACTAATGCCAAAATAACCAGTCAAGTCTTTATTGTCAATCAATACATCCATTTAAACACCTCCTAATTTTTGATAAGTCTTTTTCGTGTTTTCTGCAATTTCTGGTAAATAATCCGTATTCTTTGCAATTTTATCCAAAAATACAAGATTTTGAACACCTTGCTCAAGCATTTCTTCCGAATAACTTGCAATACGTTCATTGCTCAAGCGCATAGCACTTATATGCCCAGCCAATATTGATCCTGTTTCCTCTGTTATTGCTTGTCGTATT